CAAATCAGTGTTTTATACATAGATCCATTAAAACAAGGATTGAAACGCTGGCAAGAATGCACAAGCCTACACAAATGAACTATTATACAACTGATTTATTCACTGAAGAGGAAATGGAAATAATATATGATAAGTATGATGGATTTTGGAGCCATTATGTGAAATTTCATCCAGAATACTCAATAGAAGAGAGAGTAGAAAATGCAAGCAGAAACTATTTTGAAACAAACTGGTCTCAATTCTATAACGAAATGGAAGATAAATTGATGGAAGGACACGGAGTAAAAAATGGATAAGGTATCTTTGGTAGATAGACTATGTTTGTCCTATCTAATAGAAAAGGATAGGAAGGATGAATTCTACAATACGATTGCTGGAGAAATTGCAATCTATGGATTGAACAATTATTACCTTAATATGCTAAAAACAGCTTATAATAAATGGCACAAGGAGGTGTCTAATGATTGACAAATTAATCAATATCCTATGGATAGCAAGTGGAATAGGTATGCTTGATGTGTGCATAATTCCCTGGATAGGGCTTTCTATAGAAAATACAAAAATATCAAGAATAGTAATAAGTATTGGCTTAGCTGGAGCTGTTGTTATAACAATTTCAATGTTTTTAGGATTAATCTTGACGATAATTAAGGATAAAATGAAAAACAAGTAATCAATCAATCAACCATTAACCCCCTTGCTTAATTGTGAGGGGGCTTTTTTTTATCCTCGCTTTTGCAATTTGATATGTTTGATATTAAAATATTTCTATGACAAGCAGTCTGTTCCTGGCAAGTAATTAGGTTTTGTGTCAACTTTCCGTCTACTTCCGTCAACCGCTTAAGTGCAACCTTCCAAATTGTTCCTTCCAAACTGATAATTTTTTTAATCTTCTTATGATGGATAGTTATTTGAAAACAACTGTTCTTACGAATTTCTGAATTGACTGTCTACTTATTGAAGTTTCCAGATTGACGGTTTTCCATATTTCCGAGTTTCAAGTTTGACGAATGCGAGAAGACCCAGTCTTCGGGACGGGCGGGCGGAAATTTTATGACATTTCCAGCGGCGTAAAATTAGGTAAATGAAATGAAAATTTTGGTTCGGGATTATAGCTGAGCAAAAATGGTATGATTTTGATTTGACAAATGAGTTTTTTGGATTATATTGTGATTATGATGAACCTTCTTTATTCATATGACCTCCGAGCAAGCGGTGGAGATGTCACCCGATGTCTCTGCCGTTTTTTTATATGGGGTAAATTTAGGATTTTTGAGTATATAGGAGTAAAAATCAATATTTAAGGGAATTAAAAAGATATGGAAACAGAGTTAAAGCCAGTGAAAGTAGGACAAGATAAAGCGAGTGTAGAGAAGATATTGGAGAATGTAGAGGAAGGTGTAAATGATTTTTTGGTAATAAGATACATAACAGCGATATTGAAGTTGTATAAAGGTGATGAGAGTAAGGCTATAGAGGATTGTTCAAAGACTTTAAAGATAAAGAAGGATAGAGTTAAGGCGGTTTGGGATGCAAGATATGGAATTATAAAGCATAATGAGGTTTTATTTCAATTAAGTGGAGATGTAATAAAGCGGAAGATAAGGGTTTTGTATGATAGATTATTAAATACATTACTGGATAGAGATTTTAGTCAAGAGAGTGTGAAAGTAATACTTGAAGCTTTAAGGACTATAGCTCAGATAGAGGCGAGGGATAGTTTAACTGATAGTATGGCTTCACCGAGAGATGTATTAGAGAAAGATGGACAAGGTAATGTAGTAAGTATAACGAGAGATAAGTGTGTAATTTTAGTTCCTATGCCGAATAGTGCGCAAAGACAGACTATAGAATTGAGTGATGGCACACTTATCAATGATGATATAATGGATACAGAGACAAAACGGGAGATGGAAGAGGTTCACGCTAAGACTATAGAGGCGCAAAAGAAGTATGAAGATACTCCAACGGATGTAATAGAAGAAGTGAAAGAGATAGAGCATAGAGTAATGGGACGCAAAGCCAAGAAGAAGGCGGGAGAGCAAGATGAGTCTGATTGATTTACCTGATAGTGATAAAAATGCCTATACTGAGGATGGAGTTCAGCAGATACTGTTTTCTCCTTTCCCTAAGCAGGCAATGTTTTTAGCCAGTGAAGTAGATGAGGTTTTGTTTGGTGGAGCGAGAGGTTCGGGTAAAACTCAGGCTTTAATCATAGATGCGGCATTAAAACCAAGAAAATGGCATTATGAAGGTAATCAATTGGATATGAAGCCCGTAGTAGATAAATACAGCATAGATTATCCTGAGTATAGAGCGATAATAATTAGGCGCAGATATGACGATTTAATCAAGAATTTTATACCTGAGGCGCAGAAGATATACAGTAAATTAGGTGCGGTATGGCGAGAAAAGCCTAAATCTTTTACTTTCCCCAGTGGAGCTAAGATATTTATGGCATATTGTGATTGTAGAGCGGATGTAGATAAATATATTGGTGGTAATTATCATTATTTGGGAGTAGAAGAGTTAAATCAGTTTCCTGAGAGCTGGATACGAGATTTAGGTGGTTCGGTTCGGTCAGTTAATCCTGAGCTGAAGCCTTATAAAAGGTATACAACAAACCCAGGCGGTGTGGGTCATCTATGGATAAAGCGCAAATTTATTGATAAATGTCCTCCCAAGATAGGAAAAGAGCACTTTGAAGAAAAGTTTAATTTAAGTTGGAATGAGTTAATTCCTTCTCCTCCAGTTCAAGATGAAGAAGGCAATACCATACAATATATACCAGCCTTAGTGTTTGAAAATCCTGTTTTGGTTAAGCAAGACCCAAGATATGTGCGATATTTGAAGTCTTTAGATGAAACAAAGCGCAGAATGTGGTTGTTTGGTGATTGGGATGTTATGGGCGGTGCCTTTTTTGAAGAGTTTAGTGCATTTCATCATATCATAGATGCCAGAGATTTTAATTTAGATACTTATACGGGTAGAGTTTATAGGGTGGTAGACTATGGCACAACCAATCCTTTTGCGGTAGCCTTCTTTGTAGTGGATGTAGACGGTTATGTCACGGTATTTGATGAGATATACGAGACAGGGTTAGTTCCATCCGAACAAGCAAGGCGCATAAAAGAGAAGACTTCACGCTGGGGCTTAACTGAAGATGATATTTATGCCACTATAGTTGACCCGTCAATGAAGGTAAAAAGCCACGAATATCTTAATACTTTACACTCAAGCTTAGATATTTACATAGAAAATGGGATAGAGCATATAGTTTTAGGCAATAATGATAGAGTTCAAGGTTGGGCTACTTTCCGAGAATATCTTAAGGTGCCTGAAGAAGGCAGACCTTATTTGGTTTTCACCTCTAACTGTAAAAATTGTATAGAAACCATACCATCATTAGTGCGTTCCGATAAAAACCCTGAGGATGTAAATACGGAAGGAGAAGACCACTTAGCCGATGCTTTGCGTTATGGCTTAATGTATATTGACCGTCCTCGTCCTCGTGCGAAAGAACCTGATGTCCCTAACTGGCAAAAGCGATTATTCGGCAAGAAACCTAAATCAAGCTTTAATATTAATAATGTATGGGCAGGATAAAGGATTGACAAGATTTAATAGTATAAAATCATAGGAAATAGGTATGATATGAGACAAGACGACTTAGTAAAAAATGTAATCAGCGTGTATCTGGATGGCACTAACAAATGGAGTGAATCCAGAAAGAGGGCAGAAATTTGCTATAAATTTATGTTAAATGAACAGTGGAATAAAGAAGAAACTGAGAACTTTTTAGCACAAGGTATGCCTCCTATAGTTTATAATCTTATTCTTCCCCGTTTATTTAACCTTTTAGGCACAGAACAACTTAATCGCTCCTCTATCCAAATCAGACCCTATTATAAAGAACAAACGGAATTGGCGGGAATTTTAACGGGATTATTTAATAATCTTTGGGAAAGTGAGAATGGCGAAGAAGAACTACAGCGTGCCTTCATAGATGGACTGATAATGCCTATCCCAGGCTGTATACAGATACGAGTAGAACCAGATGAAGCAGGATTTATGGATTATAAATTCCGTGCACTTAATCCCTATTCCGTCATATTTGACCCTTATTCTTCTCGTTATGACCTCAAGGATTGTCAATATGTAATAATGGAAAGCTGGCTAAGATTAGATGAGTTAATTGATACTTACGGTAATAAAGAAGAGTTTAGGCTGGAAGGTTATGACAAGAAATGGTGGGAAAAACTATCCGAGACTCTCAGTTCTACTATGCGAGACCTATTTGGAGTATCAAATCTGCAATCACAATTCTATGATAAGGATAGAAACTTATATAAAGTATTGGAGATGCAAACCAGAACTAAAGAAAAACGAGATTTATTTATTAACACCATTACCCAAGAATATGTGGTCTATCCTAAAAATAGTATAGAAGACCCTGCGTCTATGAATTTGATGTATGTATCCGAGACTGAGATTAAGAAAATACACTTAACTACGGTATGTCCTTACTTCAATCTGGTATTAGTAGACGAGAATAACTGGCTGGACACTGATAGATACGATATTATACCCTATTATTCAATGGACTTTGGCAATCAGAAATCGCAGAACTCGTCTTTAGTTTGGGCTATGATAGACCCGCAAAAGAACCTTAATAAACGAGAAATACAGAAAACTGCCTATATTGATAGGGCAATGATAAGTCCAGTAATGTTTTCCTATGAGGACAGAGATACAAAAGAAGATTTTGATATAAATGGGCGCAATCCGCATTATACAATGCTGGTGCGCAACTATAGATTTCCTCCCACTCGCTTAGCTCCGTCTCCTATGCCTTACGATGTATGGAATGATATTGCAGATGTAAAAGATAAGATGAATGATATATCTGGTATAAATGAAGCAGCTCGTGGTCAATCCGAATACTCAAATGAGAGTGCAAGACTTTATCAAATGAAAGTGCAAAGATTAGCTGCAACTATCAATCCTTACTATAGAAACCTGAGTAAAACCAGAAGAATGATAGCTGAATACTTTCTGGATACTTGCCGTCAAGTATATTCCGAACTGAATAGAGTAGTAACTATAATGGATATGCAGAAGAATACTTCAAATGCTATACTTAACCAAGTGGATGGTGAAAGTATCCGCAATCAAATTTCAACCTTTATAGGTAGAGTAGTCTTAGATGAAGGCAAGCACTCTCCCACACAAACCCAAGAAAACTTTGAAAAGAAGCTGGTCTTGGCGCAAATGCTACCACGAGAACTGATAAACTGGGAATGGCTATTGAAAGATAGCGAATTACCCGATGTCCAAGAACAAATTGATTATATAAAACAAATGTTAGTTCAGATGGCACAGCAACAAGAAGTGCAAAACCAGATGGCAATAGAACAATTTGCACAACAGCAAGCGCAAGCTGAAGCTGAAATGGCAAATAAAATACAAAATAAGGAGAAAAAACAATGAAAGACGAGGAACTAAAGGGCGTCAATGAGACACAACCCACAGATTCCGATGAAGAAACATTGGACTTTGACATATTTGGCGATTTAGAAGACGAATATGGCGAAGAAAAGGAGAAAGAACCCGAAGAAAAGCCTGATAAAACAGCGGAATGGGACAGAGAAGAAGCAATTAAAGCTTATAAAAACGCAGAAAAGAAGCTGGGCGATATGGGTAGAGAACTGGGTGAACTGAGAAAAAAGGTGGAAAGCATAGCAGAACAGCCTGCTACCACCACTAAGGCTTATACCATAGACGATATACCCGCTATGGATGACCTTACACTGGATACATTTTTGAATACTTACAAACTGCAGTTATCCGACCCAGATGTAATGGTGAATGATATTGAAAAGTATAATAGACTTATGCTGGAATTTCAAGCCTTAAACACTGAAAAGGCAGCAAGAATTGCTAAAGAACGGTTAGCAAAAGAAGAAGAAACTAAAAATTTAACTAATTTACAAGCAAAAGTAAAAAATGAATTTAATCTCTCTGACAACGAAGCTAAAGAACTCATCAATCTGGCAAAAAAACTTGATAGCAAACCTGGTGCGAGAGACTTAGAGGCCGCTTTCCTGAAGCTTTATCCCGACAGATACCATACTTGGACTGCCACAAGGAACAAGAGCAAGTTGGAACAAGCGAAAACCACTCCGAGACTACCAGAAACAAAGTCTTCACCTACAAATAAAGTTGTTACTGCAGAGCAATACCGCAGAATGAGTGAAGAAGAGCGTGAACAATATGTAAATAATGCCAGTTTAGAAGAGTTAGATGCGTTATGGAGGGAAATTAAAAAATAAAAGGAGTGAATAACAATGCCTCTAACATTAAACACTAACAACGAAAAACTAATAAATCTCCCGATTCTCAATGCTAAGTTAGCCAAGATGGCGTGGTATAACACATTTTGGGCTAAACTGGCGGGATTTCAGGAGATTACCCGCACTAATGGTATAAGACAAACTAATCCTGCTACTAATGTTATAGTGCAGGGTCTGCGGGATTTTGTAGAACAAGGAAGAGACAATATGCTGATGTATATGCTACTTCCTTTAAGTGAACCTGGCGTCTATGGTGATAGCTGGTTAAAGGGCACTGGCGAACAAATGAATATGAAATATAGCCAGGTCTTTATTAACCAGTGGCGTAAAGCAGCTACAAAGATGTCTGGTAGAATGAACTACCAGCGTATTAAAGTCTTAAATCTTATGGAAGAAGTTCAGCCTGCTCTATCCGAGTGGTGGAGTAAAACATACAACGGTGCCTTCTTTCAAACTATCTATGAGGGTGTAAGTCCAAATCTGTCTGCAGGAACTAAGGATAATGGTTTAGGTATGGTGCGTCGTGCTCATCCTAATCAGTATTATCACTCTGCTGATGGGGTGCTTACTGCGGTGGGAACGGCAAAAAATACTAAAACCGCTACAGAATTGACAACTGCTCTCGCTTCAAGTCCCAAGAAAGCTTCTGCAAAGATGCTCGCTGAACTAAGAATTGTCCTCTCTACCCAACTGTTGATTGAACCTATCGTGCATAATGGTGGGGAATTCTGGTTAATGCTGGTAGCTCCAGATGTATTGAAACAATTGAAACAAGATTCTACTATTATTTCCGCTCAGAATTCTGCCTTTATGGGACAGCTTGCCTCCTTCCCTGCATTTCAGGGTAGAGACTTCGTCTATTATGATGGCATCTGCGCAGTAGAAGAGAGAATAGGCGTAAGAAATGTGCCTGTTAATACCTCATTTGGAAGTCTGGATACTTTCTTTGGACTTCTGTATGATAAGGGTTATTTCTTGCCTCCTGCAAGATTTACTGATAGCTCTAAGGCTTATGCAAATATAGTCTTAGGTAGAGATGCTCTGGCTTATGGTATCGCTCAGGATTTGGAATATACTGTAGAAGTAGATGACCACGAAAATGTAATTGAAATCGGGTCTCAAGGTATTATGGGCGTTAATCGTCTGGAATACTTTAACGATTCTGTAATGAGTGCAGTATATGCTCGTGGCAATGTCAATCCTGCGGAATATAATGTTTCTACTCCAGTTATAAATCAAAGCTCAGCTATAATTTATACAGGAAACGCATAAGGAGGACAAGATGCCAACGACATATACAAAGTTCAAGAAAAATAACATACAATACCTGAACATATCAAACCTGCAACCTGCTTCTTCTAAAGCCTTAGAAGCTTATCAAGAAGGCGGGAAAATCTATATTAACATAAGCGGATTAAGCACGGCATCTAACTCTAAATATGTCATGATAACAGGATTAAAGCCTGGGCTGAAGATTGTAGATGCAAATCTGATAATTGAGTCTGCGGCTACTAATACTGTTTATGTTGGCACTGGAGCTTATACCGCTTCGGCATTGAAGTTTGCCTTAGTCGCATCTACTAATCCTGCAAATACTATAGCAAGACCGTCTAATCTGTATTCTGCTAATGCTACCATAAATGCCATACCTAATCAAGCAGATGGCGAGAATATCCGCAATCAAATTTCAACTCCTGCGAATGGGATATTAATCTTGGCAGGGAATAAAAAAGCACTTAAGGGCAAACTAATCATTGATGTAATGGCTATCTAATATATATCTGGGGGAATGTGCAATATCATTCCCCCTTAGCCATAAAGGAGATGAAATGAAAAGTATAGAGAAATACAAGAAAGATGGTAATATGAAGATAGTATTTATAACACCATATCCGCAGTTCATAAAGCAGATGAT